CATCAGTGAACTGATAGCCACCACCAACTGAAGCTAGTGCCATGATTGCATCTCCTAAAAGTTTAAATTAACCCCAGATCCGGCAGGCCATCGGCGGGCGAATGGTATTGAAACCATACAGCACATCAACCCTGCAAGGCATACGGTCGTTATTGATGTCGTAATCACGGACAATCCGCATCGAGATACCGTTATGCACCTGGCGAGAAACCATATCAACACCTTGCGGGAGCAAGAGGTCAGCCGTAGCCAGCGTGATCGCGTTCTTGTGATACACCAAGTTTTGCGGGTAAGTGGTAGACGCGACACCCACGAACGTCACCGCAGCGTTGTCCGCCGGGAACGCATCAATGGTTGCCAACGCGTTGCTGGACGTGTACATCGGCGGCGAAATAGCCACGTTTGCCAAAGCATTACTAACGCCCGTTTGTGCCGCAGTCACAACGAACTGTTGCAGGCTACCGGTGCTAAGACGGGTTTGCGGGTTAACCGCGAACACGCCAGCAATAGTAAACACATCACCAACAGTCACGGTGTCGGTTGCACCCGTAAGACCGTCGAGGCTGATAGTGGCTTGCCCTTGCGTGCTGACCGCACCGTTCACCAGAATGGTTCCTGCGCGGCTGCCCGTGGTGTGGTTGACAATCGACTGCGACATGTTCATCTCGTCGTAGCCAAGAACGCCCTCACCCATCATGCCGGTCTTGAACTGGCGGGAAATCGTGCCTACCGGGTTAAAGAAACCGCTCAAGCCGTTTACCAGGCCAGCGTTAGCGGCGGGGTTTACGGTTGCGTAACGCGGCGACATGGGGGCTGCCGATTCGTTCAGCTTTTGTTGCGCTTGCAGCAGAACCAGCGCGGTGGCCGGCGTGGTGCCCGGAGTGCCTACGGTGTTGAAAATAGACTTGTAGGCATTGGCAACGTCAGCATCCACACTTGACGCCAATTGGCTGATACGCGGTTTGAGAACACGTTCCGCGAAGTCGTCCAACTGCATGGTCAGCTCGGCGCTGGTGAAGTTGATGCCGATATGCTTCTGGCTGGAAACCGTCAGCGTGGTGAATTGCTCGTTGTCGTCCTGAACTTGCAGGGCGGCGCCGTCGGTCACCAAAGCGCGATCCGGCAGACGAATCCGCAGGGTCGAGCCGATCTTGGCGCCTTCGACAGCAAAACTGTCGTCGTATTCTTTATTGCAGTTACGCGAAATTACAAGGTTGTTCTCGAAAATTTCGAGACACTTCCGAGTAATCATATCAATGGTAAGTAGGCTGTTAGCCATGAAAAAGCTCCTAAAAGTAGTTAGCGGTTCCTAGCTTCCTGCTTTTTCAACTGTCGTGCTCTGTCGGCTTCAATCCATTGACTTGTGGTCATGGTTTTAATTGACCTTGGGTCGGTGGTATCAAAACCGCTGGCGTGACCTCCACGCGCGGTAACAGGTGAAATCGGCGCAGGTGCGCTGGATGTACGTTTTGTAACGGGTTCAGAAGCAACTTTTGCTTCCAATCGCCCTATTTCTTTGGCCTGCAAGAACGGTTCAAGTCGGGATATGCGGTCAGCTTCCTTGGGGTTTGTGCCGAGATAATATGCAATATCAGGGCCGTTATCCGAGGCTTGAATTGTCTGGGCCATCACATTGGTAATCGGTAGCTTGGGGTTGTACGCGACTTGCTCAAAGTCCTCGTATTTGCCCCGCGCATCTTCTTCCTTTTCGTGATAGTTGCCAAGCAGCTCTTGTTGCTGTTTCGCGTACTGTTGCTGGTGGACAATTTGCGCGGCTTTGGAAGATGCCAGTGCATCGACATACTCCTCGGTCGTTGTAAACTGTTCCGGCGTAACATGCTCCACAGGGGCGGGCTTTGGTGCTTCGGCCAGCCTTGCTTCGCGTTCCCACTTTCGCTGTTCTCGGGCAAGCCGCTTACCAATGGCTGCGTCTAAGTCCTCTTGGCTAAATAGCTTTGATTCCTTAACGTCACCCTCGGGCGCTGCTTCCGGCGCTGCTATCTCAGGCGCAGGTGCTGCCGTAGCAACCTGTTCCGGCGCGGGTACTTCCGCTAGTACTTCTTCAGACATGGCTTGATTCCTTGGAATCCCTGGCGTTCCGCGCCAGTGCGGTTATTTTAATGTTTCTACTTTTGCCATCAATGCTTGCACCGCGCCGTATAAGGCCGCGATCATCTGGCCGCTGTTTAGGTCAAGGCAATCCTTGATGACATCGTGGCGAACTTTGGGGCGTGTCTTGGTAATCATGCGGGGCATTTGGTAAGTTAAAGGTTTGTCGCCATCCATCACCACCGCACCAGCTTCGTCCAGCACATCGACGGTATCAAACACCAGAACCTTGTTTTCGGATTTGACAACCTTCGACACTTGCACTGCCTTGCCATTGATAACTTGTATGCTGGTTTCTGTTTTTTCTACAGTCTCCAACGTAAAGTCTTGTTCTTCATATTCTTCAACGCCATCAGGAATGTCAGTTTTTAACGTAAACGGCTTAACCGATACCGCGTTCTTGAATACTTTTTGAACGTCCTGCGCTATCCAGCCAAGATTGTGCTTATCTTGAATCTGGTCGTCGGTATATACGCCGGGAGCAAAGCCAAAGTGTTTAAGCGGAACTGACTTAACAATTTCATAGCAACGATCAAGGTCTGCGGGAACAATGTTGGCTTTGATACGCTCGTCTGAAACAACCGTCCACAATCCGCCAACGCCGGGTTTACCTGCGGAGTCTGTGCTTATCTCAAGTTTATACGCTGGCGTTGTTGTCCCAATCCCCACGTTACCAGTGTTGTCGATACGCATACGTTCTGCAAGAGTGCCGCTACCTATGGTAGCAAACCGCATGACAGACGCTTCTGAAGCCGGTGTTCCGACTGTTACTTCGCAATCAATATAATTTGTTTTTACCGCCAGATAGTAGGTATTTAACTGCCAGCCGCCACCCGCGCCCGACGAAGTTGTTGCCCCCATAAAACTGTTATTTCCAACGCTAACAGCTAATTTGCCGTATGTGCTTGGCGAACTCGTCCCAATACCCACGTTACCAGCGGCTTGAATATACATGCGCGATGTTGGAACAGTCGGCGCTGTTTGCGACCCGGCACCAAAGTACAAATCACCAGAACTATCCGATGAGATGGAAGCAAGGTTATTAGTCCCACCAAAATTACGGAAAAACATTTGACCTAAACTATCGCCAGTTCTTCCGTTAAGTTGAACATTTTGCCCATTACTGTCAGCCACAACAGACAACGGCAAGTTATAGCTTGTTAGACCAATCCCCAAATTACCAGTGGAGTTAATGCGAATACGTTCTGTGCCGCCTGTGCTGGCAGCAACAGTATTGGCGGCGGGGAACCACACGCCCGTATCAGTATCGCCAGTGGTTGTAAGTGCCGGAAGTGCTGCTGACCCTGCGGCAAACGTGGATACGCCAGTTACACCGAGGGTTGTACTGATTGTAGCTGCGCCGGTAATTGTTGTTGCACCGAGCGCAACGGCTCTACCTGCGGTCAAATTGCTTACCGCAACTTTAACTGTTACGCCAGATTGAACAATTGGCAATACCTCTGTACCCGCCAGAGGCGTGGTTGCGGCAGGTAGCGCGGATATTTTTATGTCGGCCATAATTTATTTAAGACTTCATGATGTAGCAAAGCGCGTAATACGGCGGCAGGTTTGCATTGGTGGCGGATGAACCTTCCGTAGAAATACTTGTGGCAACAGTAATTCCAGTAACGGCAGTTGATGTTGTCGCAGTGGACGAACCAGAATTTGTATTATCGGGATTTCCAGCACCCGAGCCGCTAACAGGGAACAGATGCGAGTGGCTAGGGTCTGTAACAGTAGATGTAGCTGTGTGCGTATGGCTTGGCAAAGTTGCATTCGCGCTACCGCCTGTCGCGTCCACAGCATAAGTAGAACCTGCGCCTACAACAAACCTATTCCGAAGGTCGGGGGTGCTGGATGATCCATTACATAACAACCATCCGGTGGGAATAGACGCCACACTTCCAGACCACAGGATAATCATGCCAGATAAAAAAGACGCTTGCATTGTTGGCAAAGCACCAGCGCCGTTACTTGTCAGCACTTGCCCGGCAGTCCCTACCGATGCAATAGATTGAATCGGGTTGGTAGCGGTAGTCCCCCCACACAGAACCGCATACGCAGTGTTAGAAGAAACGCCCGTCCCACCCGAAGCAACTGGAAGCGCGCTGCCAAGACCGGCTATACCGGAAAGATCGTCTGCGCTCCACAACTGAACATCTGCGCTTGTTTTTAATATTAGTTTGTACGCTACGGCTATGTCTAACCAAACTTCGTTAGTGCCGGAAACGCGACCTTCTGAGTTTAGTATGATTGGGTTTTCGTTGGCTACTACACCACTAATGCTAGTGTAGGTGGTCTGCGGTGTCGTAGTGCCAGCAGCATAGGTGTACAGCTTGCCGCCGGACAATGGGACGCCGTTAGCATCAAAGAACTGCCAACCTGCGCCAGCAACGGGAGAAAGACCTACGGTCATTTTTGTTTACTCGTAAATGATGGTCGCTACTACCGTTCCCGATATAACCACGTAAAGCCCCGTGCTCGCCGTGATGCCATTTGCGGTGAACGTATAAATACCCGCTGCTGCGGGAACAAACACACCCAATATCGTCGGGTCACCCGTGTTTGCGGTGCCCGAATCATAGACCGTAATAAGCGGCGTTGAGCTTGCGGCGCTAACAAAAATGCCTTTCAAAATCGTAAGGCCAACCTTGACTTGATTGCTTGCGCTGATGCTTTTATAGTTTGCTGACATGATTGACCTCAAGCTAAGAATTTCAATTTGTATATCGTGCGTAAGTAAATTTCGATGATATTGTCTATGATTTGTTGCAACGAACTGTCCGACTTATCCACAACGTCGTATCGAACCGCTTCGATTTCCTTCAACTGATCTTCCAAAAACTCAAGGATGTTGGCTGTTTTCTTAGCCGACATAAGCGTGATCGGGCCGATCAAGCCATGCCGCCCTTGGTAGGCTTCGGCAAAATCGTCAGCAGCACCTACAATACGGTCGTAAAAGACGTTCAAGGCTACGTGCTTTGCGTAGCTGCGAGTATTAAGGTGTACAGAGTGCGTCACATCTCGCGCTAAGAACAACAACCCCATAAAGTCTTTGCATTTCACTGTGGCATCCCTTGCGGTGGCGGCATTTGTTCCATACCTGGCGGCGGCATCTGGTCTGGCTGCATCATTTCCATTGGCATGGATTCTTCGCGCATGTCGGGCATCTGGTTCATCATACCCTGCGACTCCAACGCGGCGGCAACCACACCCATTGCAATATCCTGAATCTGTTCTTCGCTCATTCCGGCCTGCACCGCGCTAATCCGCTTAGTCTCTGCGTCGTAGGCTTTAACTTCGGCCTCAAATTCTTTGACCTTCAGCGTCTGCGCTTCCATTGACTGACTGACATTTTGCAGCATTTGCTGCATCTGTTGCATTTCCTGGCCCATTGCCTGCATCTGCTGGTTGGCCGCTTGCAGCGCCGGATCGTCCTCGTCAGACAGCAGCTTGGGGTCAATCGTCTTGGCAAAGCGTTTTGCCATCTCTTGCGCGCCCGGCCAGTCCATGTGCTTGATGAACAGGTCGCCGGCCACAGCCCACAGTTGCGGGTTGCCTTGCAGCAGTTGGCTCATGGCATCAAGCGACTCTTGCCGCTTGGTCATGTAGCTCGGGCCGGTAGTCACCGCAACATCGTACTTGCCGACATTGGGGTTGTAAATCTTTTTGATAACAATGCCTTGCTCGTTTTGAATCTTCTTGACCGGCATCGGTTGTGTCGGGTCAATCATGGCTTGGTCGGTTTCGCCGTCCATGCCGATAATCCGCGCAATGCGCTGGGTATCGTAGATTTTCGGTATCAGATCAACCAGTTGCCGTGTTGCGTAACGAATAGCACGGGCTAGGTTGTCAACATAATGGTAGGTGCCGGTGTCGGACTGCTTTTCCCGCGCCAGAATAGCCCGCCCCGAGCGTTCGTTGCTGGTGGCGCCTAGACTGCTATCATACTGGCCTGTCGAGCTTTTAATGTCGTCGGCAGCGCCCGCCTTGGCTTGCAGCAGGCCGCTGGAGGCCATCGGTGGCTGTGCCCTAGCCGGCAGCGGCAAAACAGCACCTTGGCCGTCTGTAACGTCTGGGTTGACCTCCAGATACGGCCAGTTGTTGATGTTGGCCGTTTTCCACTGCTGCTCGTAGCCCTCAAACTGACCGCCATAGCCGATAAACGGTGCCTTGGGCGCCAGCGCCAGCATCTCGGCCTCTTGGCTAACCCAGTAGTTGTACATGCGCTGCGCGTCTTTGGCGTTCCG